GATACAGTCATCTCTGTGTACTAAAAAGATAATAAAAAAATAAAAATTTAATAACCTTCGATTACAATAACAACTGACTCAGGTGTTGAGGCAACTGTTCCTAATGTTACAACACCAGTTGCTGCGACCCAAGATGCGTCGACTCTTGTTCCAGTTAGACCAACGTGATATGCATCAATGATATATGAAAACAATGCACCTTTTCCATTAGCTGCATCTAGGTCTGTATCTACGGTATATCCAGTAGCAGTTGCTGAATCCCCTAAAATAACTACTTTTTTAAGTTCACCATAAACTGCTTCTTTTCTCCATGTTTCGATTACTTCTACCATTTTCTAATACCTCTATGCGATTCCGTACATTTGTGAGCTTGAACCCTCAAATGTAAATACAGGAGTGATGTATTCTTTCAGCAAGTAAACCCAACCATCTTGATCAGTATACTTCTCTTCGTAGGTTAAGTCTTGTAAGACCGCCATAAAGATGTATCTCATATCTAAGAATAGGATTCTCTTTGCGCTTGCTCCAGTTGGCATAAACTTGTCCCTCATGAACATTACACCATCGAAGTCAAATGCATCTGGAATACCAAAGCCTAGAATACCTTCTGAAGGATTGGTAATTTGCCTTTGTAAGTCTAACAATAGACCCTTAACATAGTTATGAGTTGTTGCGTCTGTAATTGCTACAGTAACTACACCATTTGCATTATATGTAGTTGCAAGCTCAGCTCTAATTAATGGTATTGTTGGAAGACCACCAGACCTGTTTGTTGTATTTGTAGTAATGGATTTGATTGCACCACTTGGTTCCAGAATATCAGTTGTTGCATCTCCATTAATTAAGGCATCTTCTTCAGCTTCATAAATAGAATCTGTTTTAACACCTAAATCTAATTGAGTTGGATCAATGAATCCTGCCATTCCTGCAATTGCTGGACCTGAAATTAATCCTTTAGCATATAAGAACTTAATTGGAACAGATATTCTGTCATAAGTATCTTCTACGACTGCTAATGCACCATTTTCAGCTGCCCAGAATGCGCCGCCTTTTGCGGTTAGTGGGATATAATCGTAAGTCAAACCTCTTGTGGCTCGTCTTGGGACCATATTTCTAAATGGAGTTTCCCTGATTGTTCTGTTAACAACGTTTGGGTCTGGATATACTGGAACTAAAGCTGTTCCTGCAGTACCTACCCCACCGGTTTGTGTATCAATAGATGCTTTCTGTGTCTCATAAGTATTCTTAGCAATCTCAAGTCTTTTATCGACTCGTGTGAATGGATTGTAATATTCCTTTGAGTAACCACTAAAACCATCTTTATCAATAGTTCCTGCATCAAATCTTTCTTTACAAGAATCAATACTGAAGCCATCATCAAATGATTTGAACATTGCTTTCATTTTTTGTTACCTCATTGAAATTTCATAACAGGAAGTTTTCCTTCTTTGAAAGCTTTATCAGCTTCTTCAGTTTTGTCTTCTTCTTGTTTTTCTTCCTCATTGAATTTTTGTTTCTCTAAGGAAAGTTTCTTTTCAGTTTCCAAAGCTTTTCCAGCCTCTTCGACCTTCTTATCTGCTTCAGCAACGGCTGCTTCAGATTCTTTTGCCTTCTCTTCGCCTTCCTCAACTGATTTAGTCAATTCAACGATCTTAAGGTCTTTCTCTTTGATCTGATCTTCAAAAGACTTAGTTAATTCGTCAGCCTTTTTAGTAACAGCATCATCAAGATCCTTTTGTGTAAGTTCCATTTTAGTGGATCCCTCCATGTTTTGTTTGAAAGATTTTGCAACTGCCATTGCTCGTCCGTGTTTATTGCTAGGAATACCTACGAAACTAGCTTCAAGCAATTCCAATTCAGTAAATGTACGAATAGTTTCGCCATTTACTTTCATGTCTTCATATTGTTTAACGATCGCACCAATAGAAATACCCATCTTAGCCCCTTCGTCTAACATGCCTTTAATCTGCACAGCTTTAGGATTTGACTTAAAGAATTTTGGTTCAGCAACCAAGGCTAAATGTCCATCTATTTCTTCGGTTCTTTTATTAATCCATTGAGCAACTTGATTAAGTGCTTTATTCTCATGGTCTACAAGGGCTGCAAGATATTCAGTGTCTTGCTCTATCTTATATAATGCGGATTTTCCAACTCGTTCTCCATCACGATCTACAGAGTTATCTGATAGTACTGCTAAATATTTTCCTTCAGTAGATTTAATAATTGGAGCAAAAAGTTCTGTCTTAAATGATTCATGCGTTGCCATTTTCATATATAATACCAAGTATACTATTTAATTACTAACTAATTCGGCCTAAAAACAATGGTGCTCCGGCAATTATGAACAATTAAATTTTCAGCAACATAACTTTCATCCTCATCAACACTTAAGTTAAATACTAAAACACCCACATTTATTTTCTTTATTGACCTAATTTTCAAAAACTGAGATTCTGCATGCGCATGACATTTAGGACATAAAGTAATTAAATTATTCATGCTATTATCCTGAAATATACTATATTTTGTTATATGATGAACTTGTAAATATTGTTTTGTATCTTCTTCTGTTTCTCCACAATGTTGACAAGTATAATTATCTCTTTCCTTTACTTTGCGTTTAATTCTCTTCCAATCAAATCCTCTGTCTACATTTCCATATTTATTTCTTTTATCAATACCTAAGAAATTCCAGGGTTTTTTGTTATACATCCCATTTTTCTCCCCAAGTTTGTCTTCTCTTGCTCTCTTTCTATATTCCTCAGTGTTCATCACTTTTCTTAATTTATCTCTACTAGAATTATAATTCAACCAATTATCTTGTTTCATTCTCTTATAAGATGCAATTCGTGCTTTCTCTCCTGTCTTGACTCTATCTCTCTTTCCTATAGAATACTCATGTTTTAATTGACACGATGTAGAACAATATTTTCTCTTTTTTGCACGTGAAGGTATTAAATCCATTTCTTTACCACAATGGATACATTTCCATTTCATTGTAATTTCACCATATAATCATTTAGTGATAAATCCTTAACTTGAACCCACCCTCTTTGTGTCAATACAGGATGATTTCCCGTTACTTTTAACTTTCTTTGAGAACCTACTTCTATTTCATAATATGATTCTGATTTACTTTTCATTGTATTAATAACTTCTCTATATCGATTCTTATGAGTTAATACCATATCACCGACTTTAATATCTTGAATCTTACCATCTCCTCCTCTTGTTGATATCATTGTATCTTTAAGAAAACAATTTGGATGTGCTGGAGGAGCAGCAAATGCCTTATTTGTTTTGGGATCGATAAAATCTTTATCTAAAGGAACTATTTGGTCTTTCAATCGTTGACATATTTCACTGGAACGGTTTGGATCATAAGGAGCAGTAGACCAAACCTTATTCCCTTCAATGCCACTCTCTTTATATCCTAATATTTTCCCTTCATTAATTATACGGGTGGTTTCAGTTCGAGCAATCATATTAGAACGCCAATCTGAAAATGTATCAAATTTATTGGATATAGCTTCTTTTATTTCTTTTGTAGACAGTTTATCATTAATGCCACCTTGAACAATACTGATAATATCTGCTTGAAGTTCCTTTGTAACTCCTTTAATGCCAAACCATTTCTTTCCGTTAATTGTATAGCCGGATAGTTGTTGTTGCTGTAACTGTGCTAATTTCCGTTGAAAGCTTTCAGTATAACCAATATCAGCATTAAGTTCATCTTCTGCAGCTTCCAGACCTGCCAATAAATCCATACGTAAATATTTCTTAATATGTTTTGAAAATGCAACTGTATTAACAGCATTAAATAAATCTTTTAAAAAATCACCAAATGTTTTAGTCGTGTATTCCTTTGATAATTGTATTTTATCTATAGCTGATAATGTCTTCTGTTTAAATCGGTCAAATAGTTTTAAAAGAAAATCAGAGTAACCGATAGCATCTTTCACTAGATCATCCTCGGAAGAAACATCTATAGAACGCTTAATTGGGGGTTGAATGATTTCGCTACCCTGATTTTCATTTTCATAATCTTCAACTCGGTGTTTGCGGTCATTCATAAACCCTCCAAACCTCTTCCTAAATTTTTCTTTTTCCTTTTCTTCAGGAGTATTATCAAATGGACTATTAAATGGGGTTGGTGCTTCTTTTGATTTTTCATCGCCCCATGAAAGCGGATCTTTCCCTTTCATTTTTCTATACTCATTAATAGTCAATGCATTTTTATCTAATTCTTGCATTTGCTGATCGAATTCAATTTGTTCTCTAGCATGATCTTTAGGAATGAATTTAAACTTTAGGCCGTGATTTTCTTCTTGAAGAATTTCTGTGATAGTTCTTTTAGTATGAAGCTCCGCTAACAATTTTAAATAAGGTTCAATTGCATTACGGACAGTAACTCTTGCTTGTCCCTCATCATTAGATTTGTTAGCATTTTCAAAAAAGCCTGCTTCAGTAGGAGAAACACCAAATATTGCAAATACTATTTTAAAATACCATTGCTGACCATTCAACCATTCTAAGTCTCTATTACTTTCAGCTAATTTATAGAAATTCTCAATAGCCCAGTTAATAAAACCAACTTGATGAGGTTTCCCTTTATAGCTGTTATTCCATGTTCTTTTCAGCTTTTTAAGTTCGCCTTTTGGTAATTTAGGAATACTTGCAATAATATCAGGGACAGCATTATTCTTATAAAGATCCTTATTATATCTAGTACCTTGAATTAATACTTCTAAAACTTGCTGAATTGATTGAACTGATGAAAACCCATAAATACTATAAGGCCGAGAATTCATTATTAAAAAGGCAATCTCTTCTTTAGAAAATCTGGTTGGATTCTGTTTTGGATGTTTAAATGAGTACTGGTAATAATCTAGCAAGTTCTTATGGATATCGACTTGTTTAAGCATCGTACCACCATCGACGGTCTTAAGCTGTGCCAATTCACGTTGACCGATTGGTTTAAGAACTAATCCCATAGTCGTATCAATTACACGACCCCATGCATCATATACAGGAACGTCACCAATAATATAAGAATCGTTTGTATATACATAATTCCAAACCCCTGAATCAATTTCAGCAATATCAACAATAGACTCAGAATTCAACTCAGAAACGGTCTGATTGTCGTTGTTAATATTATTCATCTTTTCTTTAACAAGTTTAATCTTTTCAGAATAATCAGTTTCGTCCTTCTCGTCTTCTGGAACGATATCCCACTCAATTGTATAAATCTGTTTCTTAAAAGTATTAATCACCATCTGTGTCCAGGGTGATTGAGCAAAGTTACGAAGTCTCCTAATATCAATACCACGGGGTTGCCCTAATCGTGCACTGAAGAACCATTGAGGATAAACGGCTTGCCTCTCATCAGGAGACATAGCAGAATAACCTAACTCTGTTAATCCCACTTCTTGATTATTAACATTAGATTGAGCTATACGTTTAGAAGTGAGAGTTGATATATTATGTAAGAATCTTTTAAAAATAGCCATTTTTTATATATAATGCTTAACATACTATTTAATTACTAACTAAAAAAAGAAAATTAAAAAGGGTTATCAAAGATTGGTTTGTTGTATAAATGTTCCTTAATGATATTTGCTGATATCTTATTAGCAATCTTTTCATGAGTAGCCAAGAACCGCTGGTACATCACATAATACATGTTCTTCTTCTGATCAGGAGTATATGCTGAAGGATCGAGAGCAATGGTCTTATTTGCCTCAGCAACAGCTTTATCCTTACATTCAACCGATATCAATGTAATGTACTTCTTAAGATGGGTAAGTTGTATTTCAATACATTTATTCTCAAAAGACTGCCTTTCTTTAAGATATAACTGAGCTGCATCGATTTCATTCATCATCTGCTTTTTACTACCTTCTAGCTTTGCTAATTGCTGAGTCATATTATTGACTTGATTTGCTGCACGTTCTAAAGAATCAAGAAGTGTCTTAGGGCTGATGTCTAAATCTGGAACAATAACATGTTGTTTAATTATCTCACCATTCCATTCTAATTCAACTTTATTTGGCATTGTTATCCACCTCAACGATTTCTCGTGTAATTGCCTTGTTCCGTCTGATTATCTCTTTAACTTCATAAGCTATAGGATAATCAGCAGAAAGAACTTTTGTTGCTTTTTTACCGTCGTTTTGCTCATACTCCACTCTATTTTCATAAAGCTTCTTATTACCTTCTTTATCGGTTTCATATACTGAGAAAGTAATCTGAGCTTCATCATTATTAATCTTACGTGCTGCAAGTTTAGTGATGAATGTATGTGGTGGTGTAGACTTCCAATGACCATCTATCTTCAAATGTCTAGCATGACCTATCTTTTGAATTGTTTTCATTCTTTCTCTCATACGAGATTCAACAGGCATTCGAATCTCTAAAGTAGCCAAATCCTTTAAAGCAAGCAACCTCTCTTCGATGATTGTACTTAACTTTCTAACGGTTGTTGTCTCGATCTTCGCATCCTTAAGATGCTCAGGAAGTTCTGGTTCTGATGCTGGTTCTTTTTTGTCAGAGATTACTGATCCCTGAATTACTGGTTCTGTCATTTTGATTCCTCCAATTGTATTCGATATAGTGTTTTTAAACGTCGTTGTTTCCCAGGAAGAAGTTTAACTTCCACTTCATCCCGTTTCTTTAAACTGTTTAATGCTCTATTCACAGACTGCATTGATAACTTTGAATGCCAAACTATTTCTTCTTGTGTCAACCAATTCGGACTATAATGCTTTAATATCTCTGCTATCGACTGCTGTGACATTCTTTTCAATCACCTTCCCTTTCTTAAATTTGATCTTCCGCTTCTTCTTAACTTTTTTATATACTTTCATCTAATCTCTAAACATTTAATACAATAAAACTGTCTTGTCGGAAATGCTCTATTATTAACAGCATTAAAATCCCATAATTGTCTCCATTCGTGTTTACATTTTCCCATTCTAATCTTCCTCCTCGTTAAAATCCTTTTGTTTCCAATCATATTTTTCTATCATTGCTAAACATCTCTTGCAGGTTACTTTCTTAAAGTCAGTTGTCATTCTGAACTTCTTTGCCTTAGCATTCCAATTACAGGCATAACCGACAGGATTGCCATGATAACCCTTTCTATCAAAGTGTAGATGTTTGACTCTCACCATTCTATTGCCACCTCGGGCTGCATTACAGCGTCTAAATCAAAATACATTCGCATCATCATTGCATCAGCAAAGTCCGGAGAACGACCAATGATGTCCTTAATGTTATCCTTGCTGATTACTTGTAATTTCTTCTCATTGTCCGTAGCGTCCTTTCTTCTAATGCCTTCAAGCTCTTCAATAATCCAATTGCGTATTTCAGGACTGATGTCATGATAACACCCCATCTCATTCTCGTTAATAACTTCAGCCAACCTAAAGTAACATTGAGACCTAAGATTTTTATATGAATACCTATCCGTTTCTTGATCGTCTTCAGCCGGTTCTTCAATCGCCCTGCTACCGTTAACGAATCCAATAACTCCCTTAACATGGTCAACAACTCCTCCTCCCATTCCATCCTCGTCTACCGCTACATGACTTCGTGGTAAACGGAAATGTTCGCAGGTTTTGATAATAGACGTTTCGATAAGTGGCATATCACTTTTTGGATAATACCAAATTTTCTTAATAAACATACCTTGCCAAAGAAAAAACACTGCTTTATCTCTACCAAATCGAGCAACATCAACAGTAAGATACATTGGTTCATCAGCCTTAAATACATATTGATTTGTAAACATATTCAGTACATTCTCATATTTAATCAATGTGGCATCGTCAGAATCATATTCCCAATTACCATTCTTCAATCTTTCACGTAATATAGGATCCTTAATTTTCGCCAGCATTGCACCATAAGTCTTGGCAGTATATGGATTATCATTATATAAAGACTGAATGAATATCCAATCCTTAGACAACTCCTCATTCTTCCAGGGTTTATAGACTTCAAAATACAACCAATTCTTCTTAGGATTGCAAGTCAACAACATCTTAGGAATCAATTTAAATTCATCGTTCATATGTCGTCCTATCCTCGATTTAAGGACATCAAAGGCCCGTTGCTTAACCTCACCGGCCTCTTCTATAAAACCACAAGTATACTCTACGGAACCATATCGCTCATACATCGGATCCTGTGGGGCATACTTAAGGTCGATAAGGTCTATACGGCTACCATTCCAAAATTCAATATAAGAGTACTGAGCATTCAAATGCCAACAATCATTTGGTACTTTATGCCACCTACAAACCTTCTGGAATGTGATGAATGTAGACTGCATAATGCGTTTAAGCTCGTTACGGCCTATGAATACCTTGATGCCTGGGTATGACAAACAAAGCACCATTAGCCACTCACAACCAACCCAGGACTTACCACCACCAGCACCCCCACCGAATAGAATGAACTCTGTTTCCTTATCGAGCAATCTATTCCAACACAGCTTTTGTTTGATAGTTGGATTCAACTCAACCTTAAATTTACCTTTTGTCATGAACATTTACCATTTTTATTTTACAGTCCTCTATTCTACTAGAACCTATAATCCCATCAAACTCAAACATGCCTATAATTATTTTCATCGTCTTAAAAAGCTTGAATCCCATGTTTGTGGAAGACCACATTTTGGACAAGGATATTCTCCCGTTTGTCCCTTGTCTATTTGTTTACATACATCACATCTAATTTTTTTCAATTTCATCGTTTTCCTCCTTTCATGTTATATTATGAATTTCTGAAAGTGATGATGGACTAAATATTTTTGGAAGAGCTCGAGTCATATTTATAATATTAGGATCCATATAAAGGGGAACCCATGACCCTCTGTCTTCAGCTTTCCATTCTTTTAATAAATCACGATGATATCTAATCTGATAACGTGCTCTCTCATATTTCAATTGGTGTATGTTCATAGTCTTAAAAACCTCCCCAAGGATAACCAATAACCCTGAGGAGGAAAAAGAGGTGATCTTCATATCATTCTTTAAACTCATTAATATTGCCTACATGTTTACATTTAAAACATCTGAATACTGATATATAGCTCTCATCAGTGTCTGTATATATTTCATTACTTCCGCAGTTAGGGCAATTCATTTCAGCTTCTCGTCTGTTATATTGAAGAAATGTTTGATCCACTCAATAATCTCAATCATGCAAGGATATTTAAAAGTTTTATATTCCTTTATCCACTTGATTGCTTCTTGTTTCAATTCATGGAATATCTCAATTTTTGTCTGATTAACTGTGAGATCTTTAGAGGATATATCCTCATCAATATCCTTCATAGTTCTTAGTTCTGTCATTCTTCTACTACCTCCGCTGGTACAACATCAATCATCTTGCGTTTGTTCTCGTCAAGGAATACGATCTCAATACCTTCACCTGCAAAGTGCTTAACTTCAATCTGTTCAGGCTGTATAATATTGAATCGTGAGAGAATGTCAGTCTCACTCTTATGCATGGCCGATAAAGCATTTGTTAGTCCTGTCATAGCCTTAGGGTCCTCTTCGTTCTTCTTTATACATCTCATTAATCGTTCTTTAGTAAACTCTATTTCCCCTAAATTCTTAGTAATGAACTCAATTTTCTTTTTATACATCTTGGCATCGTCAAGGTTGCCATTATCTAAAATCAACCATTCCTGCCATTTGCATGCAGTCGGTACAGAAATGCCAAGCTCTTTAGCAATTTGCCTTAAGGGTTTCCTCAATACAAAAGCGTCCATGAGGTCATGTTTAGCCCTCTGATAATTAGGAGTTCGGGTTGTCTTCTTTGTTAAACGTGGTTTAGACATCTATCCACCCCAATACCAAACCATGTAATCATTGTAATGTTCATTTGATTCGTTCTCTTTTTTCTCTCTTGGAATCATCTAAAATCCTCTCCAACTCATCGTCACTGAATTTCTTGGGTCGACATAAACCACACACATAGTTTGTTCGTCTTCTACCATTATGACTTACCATCCTGCCACATTTGATACATTTATCCTTCCTCGATATCATCAATCAATTTCACCAGTTTTTTATGTAATGTATTTTTATCAGGATGTAACGCTTGTAATCTTTGTTTAGTTTTCAAACGCGTCGATATCAATACTCTAGGATTATCAGAATCATATTTCGGGCCATTAACCATACTAACATCAATTAGAATAAATCTATTTAAACCTTTCTATTTTGTATACAATGACACAAGTGACACAAAACCATCCTTTTCAATGTTTGTTATATATTATTCTTTCTCTATGCGTTAAATAGAAAACTATGGTTTAATGTCACTAATGTCATTCAAAACCCCCCTTATTATTAATATTTATCATACTATTATACAAAAAGATATACTACCAATATTGTAAACCTAATAGAATATTTTATATATTAGATATACATTCAAAAGTAAATATGTATAAAACGGAAGAAACTCAAACTTACAAATTGGGTAAAATTCTCACTTCCAAATGAGGTAAACGATGAAATTCAAAAGAAAAATTAGTAAATGGGGGGGTAGTACCGGTATCACACTTCCGCAGGATTTACTATTATATATAGGTCTTAAACCCGGTGATTCAGTAATCATCGAAGATATTACATCATTAACCGGCAGGAAATACATAGAAATCAAAAAAGATGAAGATACCGAACCAACTCCAGAAGTGTAGATTTATCAAGACTAATGAGTCGAAACGACCAATAGAAAAAGATTGGCCTCGGACTGCTAATTATTCTTATGATGAATTCACACCTGAAAAGACATATGGTGTACTTTGTGGTGCCAACAACTTAATAGTAATAGATGTAGATGCTAGGTACATTCAGGACAAATTAATCGTACTAGAGGAGTTTAGAACCACCTTCACAGTCAAAACAGCTGCTAAGAAATTATATCACTTCTATTTCCGTGTAGACAAACCCTCCCCTAAAGGCTTCAGAATCGATAATGCTAGAGATGAACGGATCATTGATTTTCAGGGTGAAGGCACTCAAGTTATTGGTCCAGGTTCAATAATTGATAATATTGGTGAATATGAAGTTGTGAATAACTCATCAATCAAAGAAATCAGTTATGATTATTTAAAAAATATAATTCTTAACATCGAAGACAATTTAAAGATAAAAGATATTACATCACCTAAAAAAGGAAAGTTTATATTCCCTGAATTCGATGAAGTTTGTGCAGCTATTAAACAGAAATTAACTATCCATGATTTACTTCCACATCTTAATATCACGCCCAATCCAGACAAATCAGCATGCAATTGTCCATTAGGTCATGGTTCAGAGGGTGGACAATGTTTTGATTATACTAATACTGTATGGCATTGTTTTCATTGTAATGAATCTGGCAATATCTTTCAATTGTATATGAAATCCAAGAAAGTCAAATTCCTAGAGGCACGACAACAACTTGCGAAACTGGCAGGTGTTGAACAATCCTTCAAACGAATTATTAAGGATTATATGTTGGATCCTAAATCTCGTCCTCAAGCAATTGAATTAATAGCTAAAGAATTCAAGAAATTATATCACGTCTACACAATCCGACATGATTTGAAGCCTGAAATGTTCATTTACAAGGACGGTATTTTTATTCCAAATGGTGAATCATACATTTATGAGTATGTGAGATCTATAATTGAGAATCATTATCAAGAAGTTTATGCCAATAAAGTAGTTGAGAAGGTAGTAGTTGATACGTTTATCGATGAGAGTAAATTCTATACTGCAGCTCCTTTGAATCTTATACCTTTTAAGAATACAGTATTAAATCTTGAGAATATGGAACAACTGGATTATGAACCTGAAATGAGATTCCTTAACAAACATCCTGTTGTATATGATCCTGTCCAATCCTATGAGGGAAATCTAATTGTGAAGTTCATCAAAGATATCACTAAAGGGCAGAATGATATGGATACATTACAAGAATTGTGTGGATATATATTTTGGAGAGAGAACAAATTTGAGAAATCCATTATGCTTTTAGGATCAGGCAGAAATGGTAAGTCTAAATTTATAGATGTTCTTAAGGAAATCATAGGACATGAAAATGTTGTGAATATTTCTTTAACCGAAATTGATAAGAATAACTTTGCTATGTCTAATCTTCACAAGAAGCATGCCAATTTCTCACCCGACCTCTCTAAAGAAGTACTAGAAAATACTGGAAAGTTTAAGTCATTGATTGGTAGAGATACCATTACAGCAGATCGAAAGCATAAAACTGCTGTGCATTTCAAGAATTATGCCAAGTTCATATTTGCCACAAATGCCTTACCTTATACGACAGATCACAGTGATGGATTCTTTGATAGATGGCTTATGTTAGACTTTCCGTTTAAATTCGTAGAAAAACCTATCCTTCCACATCATAAATTGAAAGACCCAAACATTATTGAAAAGATATGTAATCCTAAAGAGTTGACAGGATTTGTGAACTGGGCATTGCTTGGACTTCAACGTTTATTCAAAAATGGTGAATTTACAATCAGTAATACAGCCGAGGAGATTAAAAAGAAATGGCTTCGAGAATCATCCAGCATCACAGGATTCTATTTTGAATGTATCGAACATACTCGCCAACGATTAGATTTTGTGAGTGTGGCAGACTTTGATTTCACATATAGTGATTATTGTGTAAAACATAACGTTGATCAAGACAATAGAACCGTGAAGACTGAAAGATTGAAACAACTTGGAATATCTTATGGACGTGGAAGTAATGGAATTAGAGGTTACTTTGGAATCAAATTAAAAGGGCAATTAGTAACAGTAGAACAAGAGGTGGATTCATTTGACATTTAAATCTATGAAGTTCAAGACCAATAATAAAATAGTACTCAATCATCCAGTAATTAATGATTGTCTTATCTTTGATCTTGAAACAGATTCTCTCAATACCGACGAAGCTAATATTAAATTCATTGGGGCCTATTCATACAAGAATGAAAAGTATTATATTTTAAGTGGAAAGGATATACATAAATTCCAAGATTTACTTAATGACCATCGAATCCTCATCGGATTTAATAATAAGAATTTCGATAATCCTATACTTGAGAATAATGGATTTGCGATTAATTGGAAGATTGTGTTTGATTGTTATTGGGTATTATACAACCCAGAAAAACGAAAGCCTAATAGAAAACCAATTATTAAGTTGAAAGATGGGTCGATTCTTGATTCAAAGGCTAAAACCAATTCACTTCGAGATATTTCTAAAGCACTAGATTTTGAAGTACAGAAGGGTGATATTGATTATAAAATTTTCAGAAAGGAATCATGGACCAAAGAAGAAATTAAAGAGATTGAACATTATTTGTTCCACGATATTATGCTCACTAGATTATTGTTTGAGTTTTATATAGATTATTTTGATACTGCGAGAGATTTTGTCGATGATGAAAATATTAGTAAATTAAATTACATTCGTTCTAGCCAGGGAAGTTTTACATACAGTGGGATGTGTCATGAGTGCAATTTGCCAGTAATATTTGCTGATGGGAAAAAGAGTGAGAAATATGAAGGGGCATTTGTTTTAGAAGCAGATATTTGTCGAGTAGATGATGGGATTTACTTTGATTTCACTTCATTATATCCCTTGCTTATGACTCAATGTAATTTATGGTCTATTGCTAGAGAAGGCGAACCTTACTGGAACGGCGACGATTTCTTTACAACTTTTGGTAAGTATAGTATAAATGAGATGGGAGTTAGAGAGAAAGCTGTATATAAATTCTATAAGCAACGTAAAATACTAAAGGAGAATAAAGACCCACGAGAGCTATGGATTAAAATTTTCTTAAATGCCCTTTATGGAATTAGCAGCTCTCCAATCTTTGTAAGTATGTTCACACCAACAACTGCAAAAGATACTACCCTTTTAGGTCGTCAATGTCTTCAATATGCTGTGAAGATTTTCAATGAATATGGCCTGCCTGTTAGGTATGGCGATACTGATTCATGTTTTGTTGAACTGAATGGTCATACAAAACAATATGCTATGAGGATTGCTGATTTAATTGTTGAAGAGCTTCAAGAACATTTCCCATTTCCAGTTCCAGAATTTCAACTCAAGGTCGATGATTTTATCAAAAGTATTTGGTTCTTTGGTAAGAAAAAGTTTTACATTTACATCAACGATAAGAATAAATTAGTTATTAAAGGATTACCTATCATCAAAGGCAATGCATCGATGTTAGGTCAGAAGATTCTTGATATCCTTAAACCTCAAATCTTAGAAAATCAAGATATCAAATTCAAAAAGGTATATATCGATGGTTTGGTTGACAAGTATCTCAAAGAGGACATCGCAGTAATTGGTCAAATATATAATGTGAAACCCATCACAGCTTACAAAGGAACTTCATCTATTCAGGCTCAAATCAGTATAGCATATGGTGAAGGAAGCTATCAATTTATCGCAAACAAAAAAATAGGCACTATTGGAAAGTCCAAAAAGTACTGCACACCAGAAGAGGCTCGAACATTAGAAGTAAAAGACCTCTGTTTAGACAAGTTTTGGAATGAAATCACCCCTTTTTTGTATACAAAATAGAAAGGTTTAAATATGTGGCTGATATTTATAATAGAATGAAAAGATTAAAAACCATCGCACAATTGAAAAAAATATTCAAAGAAAAGGACTTGACAGATTGCAAAGATATACCAGAAGTTGAATTGATGGGATATATGGATGCAACGAATGTGATTATGGTGGTCCCAAAAACTAATATTGGTCAGGAACTTCTTACTACAAATTTTGAACTGAGCAAGCCTCAAAAGATACCTGAGCTGAATTATTCAAACGACACATTCCCTTCATCTAAATATCCAATTGAGTATATGAAGATTATTTTAAATTTTATGGAATCATTTGGAGATGATGAAATGGGAGTAATATTAACCTTAAGCAAGGATTACCCATTGAGTGTTGATTTAAAACACTTTCGTATAATTTTAGCACCTCGTGTTGAAAATGATTAATTTGAAGAGAAACGTACCCGGACATCCCTCGGGATGTAAAGAGCGTTTGGTTTGGACGAGAGCCGGATTAAATTGCCAAGCCTTCATGCGTGTACGGAACTAGTGGCAGAGCGGTTAAACAACCGGAAGTCAAGCAACACGTGTCCCAAGAAAATGTTCAAGTGGGTGTGAAGCCCACACATATAAACAACGAGGTAACTAAACATGGCAAATAAAGAAACATTTGTTGAGGAACAAGACGCTTTTTCTGGTGGAGACGAATTAT